AGTTCATGGGCCTCAAGAAGCTCACCTGCAAGATGAAGAAATTCGGCGATGGCGCGCATTGTTTCCTGAAGCTCGTCACCGATCGCACTCTCTTCCTCGGCGGAGATCCCGGCTACGACATCCCGCCTGTCGTCGAGCAGACCAGTGTCACCGCGCTCCTGAAGAACGCTCTGGCGCTTGAAATGGCGATTGTCGAGCCCTACGAACAGAACGTGCAGCTCGCGATGAAGGCCCTCGACGACACGACGCGCAACCTCTTCGAACATTTACTGAAGTGGCACCAGAAACAGATTGGCTGGCTTGAGCAGCAGTTACGCCTGATCGAAGGCCTGGGCGAAACCGAATACATGGCCGAGAAGCTGTAGTACCTCATCTCTGAAGCGCAGTGGACTGCCGTGCACAGCTACTTCACTTGCTAAGAGACTTCAGTGCCCTGTCCTTTAAATGACAGACCCGAATGTTCGTGCGATTTTCATTTTCCATTCAACGGAGATAACCCCATGGCAATGACACTCAGGTCCCCAAACAGTTCCGCGGCGCCGAAGCGCATCTTCGCCGCGGCGACAAAGAACGGCGAACTCGAGCTGCTGATTTACGACTCGATCGGAGAGTCATTCTGGGGCGGTGGCGTGACGGCCGAGTCCATTAAACAGAAACTCGACGAAGCTGGGGACGTGAGCAAGATTTCGGTGCGCATCAATTCGCCAGGCGGAGACGTGTTCGAAGGCAGCGCGATCTATTCCCTGCTCTCGCAGCACAAGGCTCCTGTCGAGTGCTACGTCGACGGGTTGGCCGCCTCGGCCGCGTTTACGATCGCGATGGCCGCGGACACCATTCACATTTCAGAGTCGGCGATGATGATGTGCCACAACGCCTGGGGAATGTGCATAGGCTCTGCCTCCGACATGGAGCAAACAGCCGGAGTGCTGAGCAAGGTCTCAGGCACGATGCGCGACATCTATTCGAAGCGCAGCGGGATGAAAGCCGACCAAGTCCAGGAGCTCATGGATGCCGAGACCTGGATGACGGCCGAAGAGGCTGTCGAACAGGGCTTCGCCGATGATGTTATATCGCGCGACGATGAAGACGACGAAGAGGCACAGGCGCTCGCGGCCTCCTACGATCTTTCCAAATTCAAGAATGCGGGAAAGAAGTTCCGCGCCGGCGCGACGGGAAGCGAAGACTGGCCGCTCTCCGAACGCGATCACGCCTGGTCAAGCAGCGCGGCCGATACGCGGATCCGGAAATGGGCCTCTTCTGACGGCTCGGGCGATAAGGACAAAATCGACTGGGCGAAATATCGTAGCGCTCATTTCTGGTACGACGAGAACAATGACAAGCAATTTGGCGGATACAAGCTGCCCTTCTGCGATGTTCTCAGCGGGCAGGTAACCGCGGTCTGGCGCGGCGTGACTGCCAGTGCGGCCGTCATGCAAGGCAGCCGCGGCGGCGTTGATATCCCGGAGTCGGACAAAGACGGAGTCAAAGCCAAGATCGCCGCCTACTACAAGAAGGCAGCCAAGAAATACGACGACGACACCATCAAGGTGCCATGGGACGCATCCGCCTCCGCGGAGGACATTGAGCCGGATGAGGGCGATGATTGTCCGTGTTCTTGTGCCAAGTGTAAGGCTGGCGATTGCGCAGCCTGCGATAACCCCGATTGCGACGATCCAAACTGCGATCACGAGAACGAAGAAAGTAAAGCGGCGCTCGCCGAAGTCGAGCTGATGCGCCAAGAGTTCGAGGTCCTTTCGATCTAGGAATTCCCCAACATTTTAGGTTCAACGGAAGCCGACGCTTTCCGAGTAATCGGCGCCTGCTCATCGATGTCCGTCGACATCGGCTGCCGCACGCCAAATTCAGCAACGAAAAATCCCACCAGGAGAAAGACTTATGAAGAACAACATTAACGCTCTGCGGCAGAAGAAGATCGATGCCGCGAACCGTGCGAATGCGATTTTCGCGAACGCCGTCAATGGCCTGACGGATGAACAGCGCACACAACTCACTGCCATCAAGGCTGAGCTTGCGCAGATCGAGGCCGACATCCAGCTCACCGAATCGTTCCTCGCGGAAGAAACTAACCCCGCCGCGACGTTGGCTGCTGCCGCGAAACCGACCACGGACATCAACGGGAAGAGAGTCTATGCCAGGTTCTCCGATCAATTGCTTGCGAACGGGCTGAAGCCGACACAGAAGTGCGAATCTCTCGCGCCCTTTGCCAGCCTCAGCGACCAACTGCGCGCCGTCCTGCGAGCCGAGCGTGATCGGGTCGTGGATCCGCGCCTGGCCGAAATCATGATTATCAATGCTGCACTCGGGGGAAACGAGTCTGTGCCAGCCGAAGGCGGGTTCCTCGTCGTCCCAGAGTTCGCCGAAGGCCTGATCAAGCGCACTTACGAAACCTCGGTCATCGCGAGCAAGTGCTTCAAGATGCCGATGACGTCGAGCCGTTTGATCATGCATGCGGTCGACGAAGACAGCCGTAAAGACGGTAGCCGGTGGGGCGGAGTTCTGGCCTATTGGCTCTCTGAAGCGGGCACGTACCAGCCCACCAAGCCGAAGTTTCGCGAGATGCAGTTCGTCGCCAACAAGCTGATCGCTCTCAGCTACGCGACGGAAGAGCAGCTCGCCGACGGACCGGCATGGGAAGCCTACGTGAACGAAGCGGTACCGCAGGAATTGGGCTTCCAGATCGACACGGCGGTCTACAGCGGCCCCGGCGCCGGCGCACCGCTCGGAATTCAGAACAGCGGCGCAGTCGTTGTCATTCCCAAGGAATCTGGCCAGGCTACCGCAACCCTTGTGACCAACAACATCTTGAAGATGTGGGCGCAGATGTGGGCACGCAGCCGCGCGAATGCGGTTTGGTTCGTCAACCAGGACATCGAGCCGCAATTGATCCCATTGACCCTGGGCGCACCGTCCTTGGCGCAGATTCTGCTCTACACCGCGCCGGGAATCAACGGCAACCCTGGGCCTTACGGAAAGCTTTTCGGTCGCGATGTGATCCCCGTCGAACAAGCGTCGACGCTCGGAACGCAGGGCGACATCATGCTGGCCGATATGAGCCAGTACATCCTGGCGAATCGTTCCGACGTGCGGGCCGACACTTCGATCCACGTGGCCTTCCTGACGGGCGAGCAGGCTTTCCGCTTCATGCTGCGCCTCGACGGGCAGCCGACCTGGAAGAAGCCTCTGACCCCGTATCAGGGATCCGCGGTGAAGTCTCCGTTCGTCACCCTGGCCTCGCGTCCCTAATCGGGACCTGAGCGGGAGTTGTTAGTTAACGTCATCTCAATTCTGACCTGAGAGGTCAGGGGAAGGTTTTTCAAAATGAGTGTAAAAGGGGTTTATGTAGCGCAAGAGTGTCACGTTGTGAATCTCATCCCACCGGTGAGTCTCAACGCCACAACTACCACGACGCAGTTCAGTATGAAGGGGTGGAGGCACGCCACCATCGTCCTTCAAATCGGAGTATCTGGAACGGCTCCGAGCGTCACGCTGAACACCTCCGACAATGGATCGCCGGCGAATACTACCACCGGCATCCCGTTCAACCTGCACAAATGCGAGACCGCCTACAACGCCACGGGTGGCGATGTGCTCGGCCCTCGCGTTGCCGAAAGCGCGTCCGGATTCACGGTCTCGGCCACGGACAATATTTTTTACGTGATCGAACTAGATTCCGACACGCTGCCGCAGGGACAGGACTTCGTCGACCTAGTTCTGACGAGCCCTGGGACGTGCCTGACGGCCGCATCCGTCATTTTGTCGGGTGGACGATTCGAGCACGATCAGAGCGAAAGCGTTCTGACGTTCTAGTCCGTTTTCGGGCAACAAAAGCCCAGAAAGAACCTGTTCTGGGCTGACTGGCCCGTCGAGCGCAGGGGCGGCTCACTTTCGAGTCGAGCGGTGATCCGCCCCTCACTTTTTACGCTTTCCCATCTCCTAGGAGTTTCCATGCTGGTACGCGTCAATATCGGTCGAAAGGCCGGCCAGATTCAAGACATTGAAACATCGTCTGCCCGGCGGATGCTCTCCGACGGCCGCGCAAGTGAAGTCGTTTACGAAAACAGCGACAGCAAACCGGAAGGGGTTGCGCAACTCGCCCAACCTACCGCCGCCGAACCGCTCGCTGAAGCGCAACCATCGGCCAAGAAAAAGCGTTAACCCATGGATGACGTAGTTCTCATTACGCCGCCGGCTTTAGAACCGGTCACGGTCGATCAACTCAAGAGCCACGCGAAGGTCTATACCACCGCGGACGATACCTACATTTCCACGATCATCATCCCCGCGGCTCGCCAGGCAGTCGAGGATGAACTGAATAGAGTCCTCATCACACAGACATGGCTTTTGAAGCGCGATGGCTTCCCTGGCTTCGATCCGAAATACGAGACGCAGGGCTATCCCACGATCGTGCTGCCGAAACCGCCGTTTCAGGCGATCAATACTTTTACGTACGTCGACGTCGCCGGCGTCACACAACCCTTGGAGCAATGCCTGCCTGATGGAACCACACCGGACGATCAGTTCTACGGCTATCAACTCGATCCCGGCAGCGAGACGCAGCCAGCGCGACTGATTCCACCGTGGGCTCGGCCGTGGCCGCCGTCGCGGCGTCTCCCTATGAGCGTGCAGGTGGAGTTCGTTTGCGGTTATGGGCCTTCGAACGATTCACCGCCCACCTGGATCTCGGGAGCCATTCCCCCGGTATTCATCCAGGCGATCCTGATGCAGGGATCTCATCTCTACTACAACCGCGATGCTGTCGTCGACAACGGCGGCAAAGAATTAACGCGAGGAGTCTCCTCGCTCCTCAGCCCATACGTGAACCGAATAGCATGACACCTGACTGGAAACCTCGCTGGGGTGCGAATTTGCCTGACTACATTCCCCTGGTCTCTGCCGTGTGTGTCACCGCGGACCGGCGCGAGTTCGTCCGCGCGGCAATTGATTGCTATCTCGCCCAGGACTACCCGCATAAAGAGCTGGTAGTCGTTGACGACGGCAAAGATCGAGTCGCCGACTTGTGCCGCGGCATTCCTGGCTGTACATACTTTCCCCTTAAGGGAGAGAAGCAAAAGATCGGCGTGAAGCGCAACATCGGGGCCAGAGTGGCCAAGGGCCAGATCATCTGCCACTGGGACGATGACGACTGGTCGGCGCCCGGACGAATTCGGGACCAGGTCGAGCGAATGCTCGCTTCGGATAAGGCCGTGAGCGGATATCACTCCATGCTCTTTTGGGACGGAGCGCAGGCTTTTCGTTACAAGGGAATCGACGATTACTCGGTGGGCTCAGCTCTCTGCTACTGCAAGGAATTCTGGGAGCAGTACAAATTCGTTGCCGAAGATCACCGGCGATGGGAAGACAACGTATTCGTGCAGCATGCCCGCAATGACAATCAGATTGTCTGCGTGGACGCGGGGCAGTTCATGGTCGCGCGGATCCACGCCGGTAACACGGCTCCCAAAAAACCGTACGAAAGCCCGCGGCAGTGGGAAGTGGTGGATCGGAGCGAACTCCCGGAGGCTTTCGTCGCCACAGAGGCAATATGCCGGTGAGGATGTTCTACTTCGGGCCTTGGGATGGTGCCGGCCACTACCTACACGACGAGCGTGGGCATCACATCTGGGGCGAAGCGAAGGGCTCATTGCCATGGGGCGATGAAGCCGACGGTAACCTACAGCCGCATTTCGATAATTGTGCCAGGAAGCGCAGCAGCTACAAACGATATTGCAGTTGTGGCAGCGGGCCAGAAGGCGTTGCGATCATTCACCACAAGAATGGCTGGACGGCGCTTTCTTTTTGGGATCGCAGCGTCGATACACGCGGAAACTGCAACAGTACTTACTTTGCAGAAGGAACTTTTACGTTCGACGAGATGGTCGTGATGGCGAAAGAACGATTTGCCTATCGCTGGAACAAGATGCCATTTCAGGTTGTAGACGTCACATCGGACGGTATCGCCGGAAAACTATGAAACTCAACCTCGGTTGTTCCGATCGCCACTTCCCTGGCTACACGAACGTCGATATCTCCGGGCCCGCAGATCTGATCGCTGATCTCAACGCGACTTGGCCCTGGGGCGATTCGAGCGTTGACGAGATCCGCGCTTGGGACATCATCGAGCACTTGCGCTCTCCAATCCATACGATGAACGAGGCTTTTCGCGTGCTTAAGCCCCGCGGCATCTTCGACATTGAGGTCCCGACGACTGACGGCCGCGGCTGGGCGCAGGATCCCGGCCACATCTGCTGGCCACCATGGAACCGCAATAGCTTCTTCTACTACGAATTTGGCAACGCGCACCTGACGCGCTTTGCGCCGGCCAACGGTGTGCGCTGTTCTTTCCGGATTATGAAGGAAGACGAAAGAATGCTCGCCGATCGAGTTAGTAAGTTGCGCATCATCCTGGAGGCGGTGAAGGGGTGATCGGGTATCGTAACCGTTCTTCATTCGATATGGCGCTTCTCAAAGGGGCGGTCCTCGAGATCGAACAGCCACATCGAGATATCTGTTGCAAGGTCGGTCATTTCGCTGGAGTGATCTACCCAACCCGGCCGTGGCCTGATCCTCCGAGTCGTAAGTTATGAGCTTTTCCGTAATCATCCCATCGCGCAGCGCGGCAAACCTCGTTCCCTGCGTGCAAGCGCTGCGCAATTGCGAACCCGTGGCTCCGATCATCGTGGTCGACGACGGGATCGACTGGAGCGCGGCCTGGCACCTGAAGTCGCAACTTAATGTCATTCCCGGCGTAAAACCCTTCGTTTTCGCACGCAACGTCAATCGCGGCATTCAGGCTTGCTGGAACGACGTCATACTGCTTAACGATGATGCGATGCTCGAAACCCCATTCGGCTTTCACGAGCTCGAGCAAGCCAGCCATGCGCATCCAGAGTTCGGCGTAATCTCCACCGTCACTAATCTGGCAGGCAATCCTGCCCAGCGGCCGCAAGACGTGGGCCTGCGAATCGAACAACGCAGCGTGGCCTTTGTATGCGTCTACATTCCGCGGCACACCTTAGACCGGGTTGGCTTGCTGGATGAGCGGTTTACGGCCTACGGCTGGGAAGACAACGACTACTGCCGGCGGGTGCGGGAGGCGGGACTCGAGGTCGGCATATTCGATGATTGCTTTGTCGATCACGCCTCGCTGCATTCGACCTTTCGCGGCCTGCCGCATACGCCAGGCGACATCAGCCTCGGACGCGAGATTTATCGCGCCAAATGGGGAGATACGGCATGATTTCGGTCTACACCGTCATCGTCGCTAACTACGACAACCTGGCAGAGCTGCCAATCCAGGCGGTAACGCCCAGCGTTCGCTATGTGTGTTTCTCCGATCGCCCGCGGCAAGCGACCCCCTGGGAGACTCAGCCCTTCCCTCAGATCCTCGCGGATGCGCACCGCATGTCGAGGATCCCAAAGATGCTGCCGCATCTTTTGCTGCCCGAAACCGAGATCTCCGTTTACATGGATGGCGCCTTCACTCTTTGCGCCCCTCCGAAACAAATGGTCGCCGAGCTTTTGGGCGATGCCGACGTCGCCTTATTCCGGCACCCGACCAATCACAGCATTCACGACGAGCGAAACTTCTATCAGCGGCTGCACGGATACGTGCCGGCCGACGTCGAAGCCGAGTATCAGAGATATTGCGCCCTCGATATCCCGATCACTGGCGAGTTTTGGGCTGGCGGATTTATCCTCCGCCGGCACAATGCCAAAGTCGCGAAGTTTAGCGAGCTCTGGATGCGCGAGTTCTTACGCGGATCCAACAATGACCAGTTCTCGCTCTACTACGCCTTGAGCACAACGATTCGCGAGGACGGACTGAACGTGCGCGGGCTTTCCGGCTACTACAGCGCCGAAGGGCGCCTCGGCTACCACTTCCACGCGAATGCCGGCGACACTCGCAACCAGTTGCACCTTTCGGCGAACCAGGGCTGGAAAGAGCGCACCGATCGCATTCGGGAGATTTGCGGGCTGTGAAACTTCTCGTCGTCGTACCGGTTCACGATCGCACCGAGTTTGTGGGCGAAGCTCTCGATTCCATCGCGCAGCAGACGAGGCCTGCGGACGAAGTGATTGTCACCGGGAATATCGCCTACTCGGAGGATTATCTACGCCCATTCCAGCACTCGATTACCTGGACTGAAACCGAAGACCCGCTACATACGCGGGTAAATAAAGCCATCGAGCAGAGTCGATGCGATGCCTTCACCGTTCTCTGCGATGACGACAAGATCGAGCCGACCTTTCTCGAAAGAACCTCCAGGCTAATCGAACGATACGCGGATGACATCGTCTACACGGATCTGCGGCGCTTCGGCGGCGCAAGCCATATCATGCAAGCGCTTCCCTGGACAGAAGAGCAAATCGAGCAGACCACGGCGCCCTTCATCACTTCTTTGTGCACGAAGAAACGCTGGAAGATCGCGGGCGGCTATGAGGATGTGCCGTTCTTCGATTGGAATTTCTGGTGGAAGTGCTTTCACACGGGCGCAACCGCGTTTCACCTGGCGGAACCCCTCTTCCTTTACCGGGAGCATGGCGGACAGCACCAGTTTCAGCAGAACCTGCAAGCAAACCGCACCGTGCTGCTCGAACACCACAACAAGACCAGGGCAACGATTCGGGAGGCGCGCGGTGTTTGAGCGTCCTGATTTCACAAATCCCGAGTTCGCCGAGCATGTCGCGTACTTCGATGCCTATAAAAATGCCATCGTGCCTCTCTGCCGCGGCCGCGTTCTTGATATCGGCGCTGGGCACGGATACCTCTCGCGCGCGGCGGCCGAACAGCCCGAAGTTTCGTCGGTGCTGGCCACCGATCGACACTACGATCCGCTCCGGCATGAACAGCACTTAAAACTCGCCATCATCGAACTCGCGACTGAGGATCTCATCCAACAAACGTTCGGGATGTTCGACACCATCGTCGCCACCGAGCACATCGAGCACCTGCGCGAATCCGTGCACCCTCCCCTTCTCGCTTGGATTCGGAAGCACCTTAACCCAGGCGGGGCTTTCTTAGGATCGATGCCGCAGGTCCGAAATTCTGGCAACCCCTTTCATCTTCGAGAGTACCTGGCGGGCGAATGGCGGGAATTTCTTAGGAATAATTCCTTCCCGAAAGTCGAGATCTGGTTTCCGCTCGAGAGCGTATACGT